GGTTGCCTAAAGAACTACGGCTGAGTGACTTACGTCGCACAGGTGTTACAGAAATGGTGGATGCAGAGGTAGGTATTGGACAGATCATGTCGGTTACAGGACATGCTAATCCACAATCAGTAAAACCCTATCTGAAAAATACATTCATCAGTGCAAATAATGCCTTGACAGCACGTAAGAAAACGTGATATAAGCATTCAACTGCCGCAGCGAACTAATATTATATATAATATATATATACATATAGAAAGGACACTTACATGATTAACCCGTATGACTATGATGTTGCTAATGGTGAGACTAAGCGTATGAATTGTCCTGTATGTAAGGGTATCAAGACGTTCAGTATAACTAACAACATGGGTAGTCTTTTGTGGAATTGCTACAAGGTATCCTGCACTGTTGGTGGCAGTACCCGTGTGCATCTGTCTGTTGATGACATCAAGGCTGGCTTTGCCGGTACAAAGAAAGCAGATGAGCAGCCCTTTAGTCTGCCACCCTATGTGATACCACGTCGTGACATGCTGTATATGAACAGGTGGTGTGCCAGATGGCAGCTAGATCAGGATGAACTTGGCTTACTGTATGATGTCAAAGAGGATCGTGTTGTATTTCCTGTCATGCAGGATGGAAAGATGGTGGATGCTACCGGCAGGACGTTATCCAAGCGAATACCTAAATGGAAAAGATATGGAAATAGTGGCTTGCCATACACACATGGTTGTGGTAAAGTCGCTGTAGTTGTTGAGGACTGTGTGAGTGCAGCCGTTGTTGGTTACGGTTCCTTTGTCGGGGTTGCGCTTCTTGGCACATCTCTCCAAGATACGCATAGAAGGTATCTCACACAGTTCTCGACAGCGGTAATTGCACTAGACCCCGATGCATTACCAAAGACATTACAGATGGCAAAAGAATTACGTGGACATGTGTCAGATGTTCGTGTATTGAAACTAGAAGATGATATAAAGTATCGTAACCCGACAGATATGGAGAAATTAGATGGAATTATCACTGATTAGAAGTTTGATGGACAGAGAGTTCTATGACGAACATCGTGGCGCACGTTGCCCTGATCGTCTGTTCAGCAAAGATGTACGAAAGATTAAGCAGACTATCGACACAGCAATGGATCGCTACGAGCGTACCGTTACACCTGATGAGATAGAGGCATTGTTCATGGCGAACAATCCTACAATGACAACAGCACAGAAGCAGGGGTATTCATCTCTGTTCAACAACATCAAGCGTGAGCAACCAATGGGCGGGGATGTAGCACAAGAGGTATTGTCTAAGCTATTTCAACAGGTTATCGGTGAGGACATCGCTAATCTTGGCTTTGATTATGTCAATGGTGACAAGTCTAGCCTTGAGCCTCTGCGTCAGATGCTAGAGCAGTATGGTGATGACTTCACACCCAACCTCAAGGTAGAGTGGGATGACATAGACATTGAGACATTGCTTGCACGTAATGATCTTGAAGCACGATGGACATTCAATATATCTACCTTGGTGCGTAAGGTTGAGGGTGTAAACGCCGGTCACTTGATTGAGATTGGCGCACGTCCCAACACAGGCAAGACATCGTTTCATGCCAGCCTGATTGCCAGCCCCGGTGGCTTTGCTCATCAGGGTGCAAATTGCATTATCCTGTGTAATGAGGAAGGATATCACCGTGTGGGTGCCAGATATTTGACAGCAGCTACAGGTATGACGATGCGAGACATCAAAGAAAACCCATCCAAAGCACGTGATCTATATGAGCCGGTAAAGAACCGTATCAAGATCAAGGATGCTACAGGCCGTGACATGGCATGGGTAGAGAGCATATGTAAGGCATACAAGCCCGACATTGTTCTGCTCGACATGGGTGACAAGTTCGCCAAGACAGGTGGCTTTGCACGTACAGATGAGGCACTAAAGGCCAATGCTGTGCATGCCCGTATGATTGCCAAGCAGCATGAGTGTGCCGTATTCTACATGTCACAGCTATCAGCAGAGGCAGAGGGTAAGATCGTACTCAACCAGAGTATGATGGAAGGTAGTCGTACAGGTAAGGCAGCAGAGGCTGACCTGATGATCCTGATTGCCAAGAACCCACCTGTGCAGGGGCAAGATGAAGAAGATATAGAACGCCATCTCAATATTGTAAAAAACAAGTTGACAGGGTGGCACGGTAGTGTACACTGCCAGTTGGAATATCAAACAGCGAGGTATACAGCATGAAGCTAACATTAGATGTAGAGAATACGACAACGGAGCGTAATGGTAAGTTACACCTTGACCCGTTTGAGCCAGAGAACTCACTTACGATGGTGGGTATGCTGAGTGACCAACCCGCTATACTGCCAGATGGCACTAAGATAGATGATGAAACAATCGTCGTGTTCGATCACGAGGAGGCATCTTCTCCTGACCAGCAGTCCTTTGACTTAGTGCAAAGCTATCTTGACCAAGCTACTATCATCATTGCACACAACGCAGCATACGATTTACTGTGGCTGTGGGAATCAGGTTTTAAATATGATGGCCCTGTCTTTGATACAATGCTTGGTGAGTATGTGTTGCAGCGAGGTATTAAAGAACCTTTGTCTCTTGAAGCATGTGCTAACCGATATAATCTTGACACCAAGAAGCAAGACACATTGAAAGAATATTTCAAGAAGGGATACAGCACACGTACAATTCCCCTTGATGAATTGTCTGAGTATCTGTCTGCTGATCTACATGCTACACAGCAACTAGCTGACAAGCTGATGATGCAACTACAATCATCCAGCAGCAACTTGATGGATACAGTCACGCTGACCAATCAGGTATGTGTCACACTGGCACGTATCTATCAGCGGGGCTTCAAGGTGGACTTGAATGTGCTTGAGGATGTGCGTCAAGAGTTTGAACAAGAGAAGTGTCAACTTATTGACGACTTGCAATCACATGTCCGTAAAGTTATGGGTGACACACCTATCAATCTCAATAGCCCAGAACAATTGTCTTGGGTTATATATGGACGCAGGGTTATAGATAAGCATGACTGGGCTACTATGATTGACCCATACATGCCTGACGATGAGTTCAGACATCTTATAGCTACACGCACCCAACGACTATATCGCACAAAAGCTATGCAGTGTAAGGAGTGTAACGGTAGCGGGTACATACGCAAGATTAAAAAGAATGGTGAGCCTTTCGCCAAGCCAAGTAAGTGTCCAAAGTGCCACACAGATGGCTATCTGTTCAACCCCACAGACACACTAGCTGGCTTCAAGTTCAAGCCACCTACAGCTAAGTGGGCATCAGCTAATGGCTTCAGTACAAGCAAGAATAACTTGCAATTGCTAGAGGCAGGTGCTAAGTCTAAGGGTATGGATGATGCAGTTGAGTTCCTGTCTAAAGTCAGACGGCTCAGTGCTGTTGATACGTATCTGTCATCCTTTGTTGATGGCATCAAGAACTACACAAAGCAGGATGGTATGCTACATGTCAGCTTGCTACAGCATCGCACATCGACAGGCAGACTGTCTGGTGCTAATCCTAATATGCAGAACATGCCACGTGGCGGCACGTTTCCTGTAAAGAAAGTATTTGTGTCACGATGGGATGGAGGTAAGATACTTGAGGCTGACTTCGCACAGCTTGAGTTTCGTGCTGCCGCTTACTTATCACAGGATGGAGTTGCAATTGAAGAAGTTTCTACTGGGTTTGATGTACACGCATACACCGCTAAGATTATTACCGATGCTGGTCAGCCTACGAGCCGACAGGATGCGAAGGCGCATACTTTCGCGCCGTTATATGGCGCATCAGGATATGGTCGCACAAAAGCAGAGGCAGCGTACTACGAACACTTCAACGACAAGTATTCCGGCGTGTCAGCATGGCATGCCAAGTTGGCTACGGAAGCTATCACGACACAGAAAATTGTAACACCATCTGGCCGTGAGTTTTCATTCCCCGATGTAGAAAGGAAGTATAATGGTCGGGTATCACACTTCACACAGATAAAAAACTACCCTGTGCAATCTTTTGCTACAGCAGATATTGTGCCGATAGCACTTCTTTATATTGATAAACTACTTGACACGATGAAGTCTTGTGTGGTAAACACTGTACATGATTCGATTGTCATTGACGTTCATCCTGATGAAGAGAAGGCTGTGCTTGAAGCAATCAACACCACTAACAGGGAGTTACCAAATCTAATTACAAGCAGGTGGGGAATAGATTTTAATGTTCCTTTGTTATTAGAGTCAAAAATAGGACCAAATTGGCTTGACACCAAAGATGTAATTTGATATAACTACGGTTCTAAACGCTAAAGAAAGGAGAATTGTATGACACAATTGACAACAGTAGACACGAATAACTATGCCGCTATGGCGAAAGCTATGGGCATTGCACATGAGAAGACCTCATCATCTTCTAGTTCTCTTGCTCGTCTGCGCATCAGTCACGCCCCTATCATGGGTACAGCTGAAGTAAAAGGCAAAAAAGTGAACGTAGAAGTGGTAGAAGGTGGCGCATACAAGCTAGAAATTCCTGACGGACCTACACATTACGCTACATCTATCAAGATGCGTCCTTTCATGCAACGCTTCATGCACAAGCGTTTTGTACAGGGTGATGCAAAGAACCCTAATCGTTACGTGAAGAGCGTGATGGCAGACACACTGGACATTGACCTCAAGGATAATGACGGTGGTTTCAACTGTGGTAAACCCGCAGGATACATCAAAGACTTTAAGGCACTCCCGCAGTCACAGCAAGACCTGCTTAAACAGATCAAGCGTGTTCGTGTCGTCTTTGGTGAAGTGGAGTTGGTAAATCCTACGAATGAGAATGGTGAAGCCATTGAGGTAGCACCTACCCCATTCATCTGGGAGATTGATAACCGTGATGCTTTTAAGGAGATCGGTGCCAGCTTTACAACATTGGCAAAGATGCAACGCTTGCCCATCCAGCATGTTATCACTGCGAATACCAGTGAGCGTAAGATTCCAACAGGGGCATCATATTTTGTACCTGTGGCATCGCTGGATGTTTCTACAACCATTGAGTTAACTGAGCAGGACCAAGCCTTGTTTGGTGACTTCATGTCTTGGATTGATAATTACAATAACTACATTATCAATGCATGGGCAGAGAAGGCTAACTCTAAAATGGAAGATGACGATGTTAACGTGGTCGATGATCTTGTTGACATTGAAGTCGAAGATGAGGTAGCATAATGCATCACCCTGCTGAACTAGCACTCCATCAATACATGGAAGATGCAGTCAAAGGCAAAACAGAGATGTCAGAAGAGACAATAGAGCAAGTTTCTTCTGACATTGCCGAAGCACTGCATAAGCAGTTTGGTAGTGGTAAAAAGCGGGGCGACTTTAAATTACGTATGTCAAACGTAGGTCGCCCCACTTGCCAACTCTGGTACGAGAAGAATAAACCAGAGGTAGCTTTACCATTGCCTACAACATTCGTAATGAACATGATGTTGGGTGATATTGTCGAGGCTGTATTTAAAGGCTTATTGAAAGAGGCAGGAGTAAAGTATGAAGAACCTAAACATGTCACTCTTGAATTGGACGGCACATCCATTAATGGAACATATGATATTGTTGTTAATGGGGCTGTGGATGATGTTAAGTCAGCATCTGATTGGTCCTATCGTAACAAGTTTGAGTCATATGAAAAGCTGGCTGATGGGGATGGGTTTGGTTATATAGGACAGCTTGCTGGTTATGCCAAAGCATCTGGTAAAGATGTTGGCGGCTGGTGGGTTGTGAACAAAGCCAATGGAAAATTCAAGTATCTTCCTGCATCTGGTCTTGACTTAGATACAGAAATAGCTAAAATACAAAAGACAGCAGACACAGTAAAGGAGAACAAATTTGAAAGGTGTTTTCAACCAGTACCAGAGAAGTTTAGAGGTAAGGAGACGGGCAACAAAGTACTTAATGATGGGTGCAAGTTTTGTGCTTATCGTTTTGATTGCTGGGATGATTTGAAAGAACATCCATCAGTAATGTCACAGGCTAAAGTGCCGCCCATCGTAGCTTATATTGGAGATATCGTTGTACCATAAAGCATGGAGAGCAGCACGTAAGTATGGGTATCGTAGTGGGCTAGAACTAACCATAGCAGAAAAATTAAAAGCTGAAAAGATTACGTTTAGATATGAAGCTATTAAGATAGAATGGGAAGACCTAGCCTACCGTACCTATACCCCCGACTATATTCTAAAGAATGGTATTATAGTTGAGGTCAAGGGCCGGTTTATGGCAGCAGACAGACGCAAACACATACAGATAAAAAAACAACATCCAGAACTTGACATCCGCTTTGTGTTTGAGAATAGTAGAAGTAAGATACGCAAGGGGGCCAAGACAACTTATGGAGATTGGTGCATCAAGAATGGTTTTAGATACTATGACCGCATCATCCCCGAAGATTGGCTGAAGGAAAAGGGTAAAGATAAACACCCTGACTTTATATGTCACCCTAATTCAACAGTGAAGAGGAGAAAGAAAAAATGAACAAAGATGAGTTACTAAACAATTTCAACAATGAAGACTTTGTGATTCGTATTCGGCCCTTTGCTGATGACGAAGGTCAGTGGAATGGTGAAATAGATATATCTATCATGGCGTTTCCCGAAAACCCACTTGAGGATGAAGACTATGGCAATATTATGCACTTTACTAAGATGATATGTGCTAGTGTTCCAATTATGGAACAAGAAGAAAACATCCGTAATATAATGCATGAGTATGTTCTTAAAGTCCTTGACAACGAGATGGAGATTGATGTAGAACTAGAGGAAGAGATGGGCGTAGAGAAAACATACGACGGTAATGTGGTTCATCTTGCATTCAACACTAAGACAGGAGGTAATGCCTGATGAGGCATGAGCAGTACATGAGAAACAAACTAGCTGAAGATGAGGAGAAATTGATGGATGAGCATTATACAAAGCAAATGAAAGATACAAAAGCAGACATGGTGAACAGTCCTTTGCATTACAATCAGTCAGGTATTGAGTGTATTGCTGCTATTCAGGCTGCACTAGGACCAAACTTCAAGTACTACCTACAGGGTAATATTATGAAGTACCTGTGGCGGTTTGACTACAAGGGTAAGCCTCTTGAGGATTTACAGAAAGCACAGTGGTATCTCAATACCCTGATGGAAGATGTGGCGGCTAGTGATGAGAGTTAAAGTATTCATTACCCTCGACATAGACGAAGAAGAGTATCCCATACCTGCGGATGGGCAAGTAGGAGAAGAAATAGAAGACGGCATCGCAGAATACTTCTATGATGTAGACGGTGCCGATATTAGAACAATACGAACTATAACGGAGTGAGAGATGAACAATTATTTGCCAACAGACTATCAGAATTTTATTGCACTTTCCCGGTATGCCCGATGGAAAGAAGATGAACAGCGTCGTGAGACATGGGGTGAAACAGTTGCACGATACTTTGATTATATGACACAACATCTCAACAGCAAGCACGAGTACGTCCTGTCAGATGAACTGCGTAATGAACTTGAAGAGGCTGTGTTAAACCAAGACATCATGCCAAGCATGAGAGCGTTGATGACCGCCGGTCCTGCACTTGACCGTTGTCATGTAGGCGGTTACAACTGCTCCTACGTACCTGTCGATAATCCTCGTGCTTTTGACGAGACGATGTACATCCTCATGTGCGGCACTGGTGTAGGCTTCTCTGTGGAAAGACACCACACAGATAAGCTGCCAATCGTCAACGAAGATATGCACAGTACCGATACTGTTATCAAGGTTGGCGACTCACGTCCGGGCTGGGCCAAATCTCTGCGTGAACTAATCTCTCTCCTTTACGCAGGACAAGTACCCCAATGGGATACGTCAGAGGTTCGTCCTGCTGGCGCACGTCTCAAGACTTTTGGTGGTAGAGCAAGTGGCCCAGCCCCACTGGAAGAGTTATTTCAGTTTACTGTAGACATGTTCAAGAAGGCGGCAGGTCGTCGCCTGTACCCTATTGAATGTCATGACCTCATGTGCAAGATCGGTGAAGTTGTAGTCGTCGGGGGCGTCAGACGCAGCGCACTCATCAGCCTGTCTAACCTCAATGATGACCAGATGCGTCATGCCAAAGCAGGTCAGTGGTGGGAGAATGAAGGACAACGTGCGCTGGCTAACAACAGCGTTGCCTACAAAGAGAAGCCACAGATGGGTACGTTCATGCGTGAATGGCTTGCCCTGTACGAGAGCAAGTCAGGTGAACGTGGCATCTTCAACCGTCAGGCTGCAAAGAAGCAAGCCTCATTGAATGGTCGCCGTGATGCAGAACAAGATTTCGGATGCAATCCATGTAGTGAAATTATCTTGCGTCCATATCAGTTCTGTAACTTGTCTGAGGTTGTTGTACGTGCATCTGACACGCAGCAGTCACTGACAGAAAAGGTTCGCCTTGCCACAATACTTGGCACGTTCCAGTCTACACTGACTGACTTCAAGTATCTGCGTAAGATTTGGAGGAACAACACAGAGGAAGAACGACTGCTGGGTGTATCACTTACAGGTATCATGGACAATTCTATGATGTCAGGTAAGTCAGCACACCTTGGCATGAACATTGCTGCTACACTCAACGCACTCAAGGAACAGGCCATTGAGACTAACGCAGCTATGGCTGAACAGCTTGGTGTACCGCAGTCCGCTGCAATCACTTGTGTAAAGCCTAGTGGTACAGTGTCACAGCTTGTTGACAGTGCCAGCGGTATTCATGCTCGTCACAATCCGTACTACATTCGGACAGTACGTGGTGACAACAAAGACCCAATCACGCAGTTTCTTGTATCAGAAGGTATTCCTGCAGAGCCGGACGTAATGAAGCCTGATAGCACTACAGTGTTCAGCTTCCCTATGAAGTCACCACATGGTGCAGTTACACGCTTTGACATGTCTGCCATTGAGCAGCTTGAACTATGGCTTTTGTATCAGCGTCACTGGTGTGAACACAAACCATCCGTAACCATCTCCGTGAAAGAGGAAGAGTGGATGGAAGTGGGTTCATGGGTGTACGAACACTTTGATGAAGTGTCAGGCATCAGCTTCCTGCCATTTAGTGAGCATACGTACAAGCAAGCACCATATCAGGACTGTACAGTAGAAGAGTACGGTGCTATGTTAGAACAGATGCCAAAGAGTGTTAACTGGAGTATGCTACAGGAGTTTGAGAAGGAAGACACTACATCAGGTGGACGTGAGTTGGCATGTACTGCTGGTGTCTGTGAAGTAGTGGACTTGAACGCAGCGTGATTGAAGGTGCAGATATGCCTAACTGGTGGCAGTGGTGGTTGTTATTTGCCATCACTGTCAACACCACAATCAATGTGATTGTATTCTTCAAGCACAGGTTTAGAAAAAAGGAGTGAGCATGAAAAGTATAATTGATGTACAGGAAGTCAAAGAACATGAAGATGGTTCAGCTACAGTTGTGTTTGATTGCAATGAAGAAGCAAGGAAGTTACTAATCAATGAAGGACTGTTGTCTCTACTTACAAAGGCAGTAGACAAACACAATGAAGAGTATGAGTGGAACACGGAAGGAAAGGAGTTGACAGATGAGAGATGCAATGATACAAGCATTAAAGCTACACGCAAAAGCAGGTAGCCAGTTGCACATGATGAACATTGAAGTGTATCTTAAAAACCCAGCAGGTATAGGGGAGCATTCAGATATTATGGAAGCTATACAGGCTGAGTTAGATAAGATGGCCATGCATGAAGACAGACTAGATATTCTGGATAATTACTTCAATGAGTAAGAAAGAAGAGAAGTTAGCGTGGAAACGAGAGGAGGGATGGGTGCAGTTTAATCCACCCCCTAAACACCCTCAGTACGAAGAGTGGATGAAACGAAAAGAGAAGGAGAAACAGAATGATAATGGATCGCTTTAAACTAAACCCGTATACAGGCAACCCTATGTACTACAAAGACAACCCAGAGGCCGTAAAGAAACGAGATGCCCAGCGCATGTACGTAAACGGCAAAGAGGTTTCAAAGAAACATCCGTTGCACAAACCCGGACGGTATAAGTCACTTGATGATGTATGGTCACATAGTAAAATCGAAAGCACAACTCAGGGTGAGGTGTACGTAATTGTTAATGATGCGTGGCCCGATTGGGTTAAGGTAGGCAAGGCTAGTATCGCAGAAGATCGTCTCAATGGCTATCAAACCTCATCACCCTTTCGCGACTACTCTATTATTGCTACTTTAGCGGCAGAGGATCGGCACGTTAAAGAAAAAGAAATGCATAAAACCTTTGCATATTTTGCTGATGAACGTAAAGGTGAGTGGTTCAAGATTGACCGAATAAAAGCAATAAACATCTTTAACATACATGTAGTAAATGAACTCAGTAAGGAATTACAAAGTGAACAACAAACTAAGTGAGCATTTTGTTGCTGGTTACGAAGCGTTTAGTAAAGTAGATGAAAGGAAAACTAAACTCTTTGGGGTTTGCTATCATCAAATTGCTAACCCACTAAAGGCAAACGGTAAGTACACACACACGTCTCACCGTGAGTGGCAGCGTGGTTGGAATGCTGCCTACTTTAAGAACTTGGAGAAACTAAATGAACCTAGAACTAGAAGCTAAACAGTGGATGAAGGAGAAAAGAGTGAGTGGCATTTCTGCAACACTTTACCAAAAAAAAGCATGTGAGACTGCTATTTTCCCCAAGAACAAGGCTATGGAGTATCTTACTCTTGGCCTTACGGGTGAGGCAGGTGAGATTGCTAATAAGGTAAAGAAGTTTATTCGTGATGGCGCAGCACAAGACGAGTACCTTGCCAAGCGCATTGAGATTGGATACGAGATTGGGGATGTGCTGTGGTACTGTGCCGTACTAGCTAAAGAAATGGAGATGGACCTTGGTCACATCATGGAGAACAACTTACAGAAATTAGCTGACCGCAAGAAACGGGGTACGCTATCTGGTAGTGGGGATAATAGGTAAACATGACTAAATGGTTTATGCGAATATATGGTGGTATTGTGTGTTCGTATATACTATATATACTAGGTACAGCTTTGATACATAACGTGTGTGATTGCTTGAAGTAAAAAAAGAAGGGGCTTTGCGGCCCCTTTTTATTTATCTTTCGTTAGATATTCTTCTAGCTTCAATTATTAATCGTCTAACATCTTCAATAGAACCTAAATTTAAATCAGGCCCACCTACAGCATCCTGTCTAGCTTGTAGACGATTCATTGCAATTATTCTGTCTTCACTAGGTATTTTTCTAAGGGCATTTACAGCCATTACATATCCGGGGTTAGAAGAACCACTAAATTGTGCGCTTTTTATAGATTCTCTCATGGCTCTAAAATTATTCTTAACAAGATTTCTTTGTTCAAGAACCATCATTTTATTGGAGTATCTACCCTCATCTTTTAACCTTTGTTTTAGTAGAGGTTCTCGTGATGCTAACATATTAGCCATGTCAGGCAACAATTCATTAGTCAAAGCTGCCATTGTGTTGTCAATAACATCTATACCAACTTTAAATGAGAAGTCATAATCTCTAAAGTTTAAAGACTTTAAGTACTTTTCATAGGGTTTATCGCCCCTTTCTATATTAATACCAAGAGCAAGCTTCCATGACGGGCCTAGTCTTTCTTTTTCGCCACTCATTGGATATACCCTACGAGGTGCTTCCGCTTCTTTGCTTGGTCTTATCATACCTCTTGTATATACAGGTATCATAAAGCCTTTTACAAAAGCACTTCCGCTGGATAAATCTGGCTCTCCCTCGTATGTTTTATAGTAGTTA